TTAGCGTTTGCCGTCATTCCGTGATTTTTACGTACAGATTTATTTTGTTTGGTTTTCTTTTTCATCCTGTTGTATGCCTTCCAACAAATGGAGTTTGATTAAATTTAATAGGCTTATTTGGCAATGTGGTTAAAGTCTTTTTAGACTTCTTAGGCGGCTTCGTCTTCTTCATATATGTACCAATATTCCCAATCTCTAAAGCTAGCGACTGGTGTTTCTTCTACGTAAAAATTTAAACAACCACCTTCAAGATGTACTGAGGTAGCATCCACTATCAAAAAGTCACCTTCTATTGTTTTTATCTTATAAGTATTCATGGTCCTCCAATGTTTGCTCCAAATCCGTTTTGGCTGTAGTTGTAAGTCACTTGATCTGTATAAATTGTGTAGATTTGACGAGAGCCTATTTGGGCATAGGTTCGTGTTTCAATGATGTCATATCTCTCTTTAAGCATCTTATCGATGAATATGACACCATCGGAATCTAGACGATCTTCAAATATTTTCTTTGCTGCTCCAACGGCTAAAATTTCCCACCATTCACTTAGTTCAGGATTTCCTGTTTGATCTTCAGCTAGAATTGCTTTGATAGGGGATCTATAGGCTGTCAACTGGACGGTGTAACCTTGGTCAGGCACTGGAGCAAGTGTGAATTGGTTCTGAAAAAACAAGATTGCCAAAGGCATTTGTAACACTTTGGGATTGTAGGATATATTGATAGGAGTGCCTTGAGGAACTACCTGCGAGAAGGATAGGTTACTGATTTCACCTGTCTGATAATTAATAGTCCCAACTGGTGTTAAAGAAACACCGCTAGTATCATAATAATTTCTATAATAATTCCATCCAAACTGTGTCTGCGCGGTATTATTAGTCTGGAAAATCTCTATAAGATTTCCTTGTCCATCATCAGTCACACAGATGGTATTGAGATAGTCGATGTTGACAGCAATCAGGATATTTTGTACCCTGCTTTGTGGAAAATAGAGACTTGGATTGGATTGAGGACCAGGATCATTATTAACGCTTGGAAGAAGATTCTGAGCAATTGTAAAACCATTATAAGGGCCAACCGCACCAGTTCCAGTTGCAAAAGTCTCTGGGCCGTTTTGCCAGTTGAAATTGACACCATAGAAGTTCCATGGGTCATTATAAAGCTTTGTCTCACGATTGTTGATATAACAAGGCATTTCAACTGTAGTATATATTTCACTGTTGAATGGATAGACTGCTTGTCCTTGTACTGTAGTAAATGTATAAAAATCTTTTAATTTTAATGAGCGGAACTTAGCAGGCAGATCGTATGAATAGAAGCTATTCATATACTGCACTATCTGTTCATCGGTGATCTGAAAAGAATTTGTTGAACCAGTTAGTTTCCTTGCTTTTGCTATCGCATTGGACAAGGTAGGAAACTGGGGAAAAGTTGGAGTAAAAGTTTGTAACGTCATAATGTTGGCTCGTTATCAAATGTATCTTCCAGCGTTGTATAAGCAGCACCTGGAGGAATACCCGAAGCCGAAGGAACTGCTATACAAGGAAACTGTGGGTCTGAAAATGATATAAACGGAAAAAAACCCAAAGTGTCTACATCAATCGTCACTTCTGTTCCATTAATTGAATTTATTAATGCTTGTTTATTATTTAATTGAATCATCCCGTTAGAAGGAGGAATTCTAAAAGAAATCCACTCTCCAACGGTAAAATTAGTAGTAGTAGTAAAAGTAACAACCGCCTGCTGCGCCTGAGAAATATTCTCAATATATTGCAGGTTGGGAATAAAGTTAGCTCCAAATGGAGGACCGAAGTTTGGATTTGTCACAGAACATCCGTTGGAGTGAAGCGTACTCTAGAAATAGTTTCGTATGAGCGAGGAGGTCTTCCGCCAGCTTGAGGAATTTCCAAATTGTATCTACGAACTTTCTTTTTGGTATTATTCAAATGCTTGATAAGCCCCATTGGGAGATCGCATATTTCCCCGTGGATTAGCTTAATCATTTGAATTGGTTCGCCTGGATACTTTCTATAAGCAAATTCAAGCCAGCCGCCTTGAGCATCTAGGAATTCAAACATGCCTTTTCTGAGTTTGTCATCTTCTTTACGGCTTTTTTTTATTAATTCTTCTCTTTCTTGTAGAGGCAGTGTGTTTTTCTGCTTTTTATGAAGCTCTCTAACTTCCATGTCATTTCCTTATTTTATGAGTCGATTACAAAATGTAACCGACTCAATTTTATTATTAAGCGTTTGTTATCGCGTTATTAAAATCGGCTTTGAATGCCATTACGACCATGTTGGCGCTTGCAGCACCTACCACACTAGTACCAAGATTCATGACGTATTGAGCACGATTGTCAAATGCGTCTTGTAAATTGGTTCCTGGAGGACTTTGTGGAATTGTTGCGCTTCCAACTACTGTTGCACTAGCACCGCTAGGAACTACGCCAGAACCTGCTGGGAAGCAAACTGCTGGTGAAGCACCTGCTTGGAAAGTTGCAGATGACGGATACGTAAAGGCTGTAAAACCTGTGGTATCGTAATCAAGTGTAATGGAGGATTCTGTTGCAGAGTTAATGACCTGAAGAACTCTTGCAGGTCCTGCTTTATTTCCTGTTACACCATTTGTTGCGTTTCCAGCCAAGTTGCTAAGTTGTGTCATTCCAAATGGTGTGGGTATTTGGAAATCTACAAATTCGCCTACTGTAAAGTCATTTTGACGCGCAAAATAGACTTTAGCCTGAGTTGCTTGGCTGATAAATAGCACTTCTCTAAGTGCTGGATACATGAAACCTGGATATACCTTTTGATAAAATCCAGTTGTTCCATTACCATAACCAGAACCTTTTGCCGTAGCTGCTGTGGCTGCGTAACCTAAAGTAATGCTTACGCCAGCACTTACAGCTGTTACCTGAAATAAAATCCCTGATAACTCTAAAGCTCCAGCAACATTAATGAGACGAACAATATCTCCGACATTAATGCCTGTTGTCGTTGCTGTAGAAACAACAAATGTTGTGCCGTTTATAGCTGTTATTGCTACTCTTGTATAAGTAGGCGGATTGGTTTGATCAATAAAAGTAAAACCCGCAGAAGTACCAACATTGCTTGTAAGAGCATTGGTTGTTACGGTTTGATCCATGGATATAAATGATCCTTGGGCCATTCCACTAAACCACTCAGATTCAATGCTTGTTACTGCTGTAGTATCACCCCAATCGGATAGATTTTTTACAATCACCCAATCTGGCTTATCCGTCATTGGGATATTGACAGCAACTGGTGTAGCTGGGTTTGTATAATTCCATTTACCAATAAATGAATAAGGTAATGCCATATAAATACCTCCTTAAATACCTGTAGAGCGTAAGTTCTGGATCCACAGGTCATTAGTGATGCACTGTCCTTGGTAGAACGAGCATCCTGCTGTATGCCTAAGCATGCATGGGTCGTTGTTGTATCCTGGAGGCAGATAGATAAAGCGAGCTTTACCACCAGCTTGCCATACCACTTTGTACGACTCTTTTGCAGCCACGAAGCAGTTAGCAATGTCATTACCAAGCATAGAAGCATTGGGGGAGACAGAGCCTTGTTCGGAAGCAAAGAATCGAATGTTATTAGCACCACCGATCTCGGTAGAGAGCGTTTGGCTAATATTTGGGTATTGGAATTTCTTGACGAAACCAGTCATGTTATAGAGAACTGGGATCATACGAGTAGTCAACATGCAACCATAAGCGTCACCAATCGGACTTGTGCCGAATTTCAGGTCTGCTTCCACAATGTTTGTGATATATTCAGCAGAGTTGTTTTGTAGCACTGTGAACACATCATCAACGTCTGTAAGGGTCATCTCTGTTGGGATATCTCCATTAGTACCACCAACGCAGTTGATGATAGAAGCAGAGCTTTCCAGGTTATCTCTTTGCAGAGCATCCTGTGTCTCACGGAGAGATTGACCAAGACGAGCAGCAGCACTATTAAGCACTGGATCTTCGTTGGTGATGGTGACCTGACGGGTTAATACGATATAAGTCGCATAAACACGTACACGGCAATCCACGTCAACACGATTAAGTTGTTGGGGTGGTGGGTTGTTTTGCGCATCGTCAAGAGGCACTTCAAACAGGTCTAGCCTGTCGTAGCGTGATTGACGGTCGATAAAGCCGTTATTATCTGGAAGCTCAACCGGAGTCGCAAATAATTGGTGAATCAGGTTGTGCTCAGGTGTTGATAACAGCTTTGCATTATAACGCTGCTGAATTTGAGGAGGCAGCGAGGCTATTGTTACAGTCATAGGTTTCCTTTGTGTCTTTAGGACATTTCAGGAACCGCACTGGCCATGGATGCGTAGCCCGTCATCTCTCGGTACAATTCTTTTTTCATAGCATCCGTCATCTTGAAAGCTTGAGCGATTGGTCGCTTATCAAAAGCAGATGGGGATTGAATAGCCTTCTCAGACTTATCAACCGCCTTCTCAATCTCTTTTTGCCTTCTTGCTTCAGGAGCTTTTGAAACAAGATTCATAGCCTTGATATATTTGTAGCTTTGCACTCCAATTTTGTAGGGATCTTTTAAATCCGCTATCGTCTGAGCCAATTCAGGTTCCTTTTCTTCTAGTAAAGATAAAGTTTCTGGATTGACGATCTCGGAAAAGTCTGAATACTGACGATTTAAGCGGTCTAAGAACTGACTATCATTTTGCTTTTGGATATGTCTTTCGACTTCTCTTTTAGCAATTTCTTCGGCGTATTTCTGAGCCTTCTTTTCAACAAGTTCTACAACTTTGCCTTTAGGAATGAACTCATCAGAGCCGATTTTGTCAAATTCATCGACTTCTTGATTTGCAGGTGCTGAATTTGCAAGCTGGGCTTGCATAATCTGCATCTGCATTTCCTCGTATTTTTTCAGTTTTTTTTCGAGTTCGGCATTTTTGAGACGCATGGCTTTCAAGTGAGAGTTATTCACTTCCTCTTGAGATCTCTGCGCCTCTTTATTCTCATTAACTTCTGTTTCAACCTGGGGTGCTACCGCCTGGACTTCGCTATTTGGGTTTTCTACTTCTGTCATGAATTTTCCTTATTTGTTGATACGGATGGCTAAACCGTAATACGCCATGAACGCTGGGCTAATGCGTTTTTTATGCGCCCGATTTGACACTGAAGAAAAAAAAATGTATATGTCCAGAAAAAATTGAAACTATATGATTTGTCCAGACTGTAAAAAAGATTTGAACCCAACAGAATTTATTGGCTGTCAGAAGTCTTGCTATCATTGTGTTTATAAGAAAAAAATTGAATTCTTAAAAAAAGTCAAAGCGCCAGAAACAACACTTTGTCGAGTGTGTAATAAGAAAATCATTTTTGATAAAACCCTTAAAAAAAGACAAAGAAATGTGTTCTGCTCATCAGAATGTGCAGATATTGGCAACAGAGATAAAAGGAATTCTCATTGGACTAGGAAGCTTCGGGAATTGATTCCATGCAAATTCTAGTCTGAATTTTTTTCTCTTCGGGTTTGATAGAGACTATTTCGTCACCAGAATAAAAGGGGTTTTCCGTCCAATTTCCCTCGCTATTTTTCATAAATCCGAAGTGTTCTAACTGCATATTTTCCCATTTACGATACTTCAGGATGTCTTTTGGATCATATAACTCAGGGCATGCTAGAATATTGAGCATGTTTGATCGGTGAGGAAGTTCCCAGCAAAAATAGACACAGTTTGTATAAGGAATTACTTTAAAAACTAAAGTATCATCTTCAGGATATGGCCTGTAAACGGTTTTGATCATTCGACGAATGAAAGCATTCTTCATCTGAAGATCACGCTTTTCATGTACAGTGATATAGAATGGACGACCTTCAAAGTCTTTGCTTCCTTGAATAATAGTGGCGTTTAGATCTTCTGCAAGGCTTTTTCTAAGCTCATAGTTCATATCTCCGCAGATGATTTGCTTTTCGCCGCTAAATTGGGCATCTCTATAAATTGCCCCTACAGTCTTTCTAGATGGATCATATTTACTTTGATTCTTCACAAACATTCCTAAAAGTTAGTTTTAACCTAACCGTTTAGGATAAAGTTTGTTTTTGTAAATATTTTCTATGCGAAAGTGTCGTCGATTTTCTTGTTTTTGACGATTTTGCGAGGACGATCTTTATATGGCATTTGCTGGATTAGAGGAGGCTTTGCGCTGATTTTTAGATTTTGATTTTTTGATTTTGGTTTCGTTTTCATACCAATTTTTAATCGCTAATTTAAAATTAAATTCACCATCCCACCAATGTGTAAAGCATCTTTTCCCATTGGGAAATCTTGCTTCAAGATAAGAATTATTCCAAATTGTCCAATCTTCTAATGAATTTCCTGTACCATCAAGACCAGGACCTCTTGTGATAAGTCTTTTTCCTTCCTCAGGAAGTCTTTCTAAAAATTTTATCCAAGACATATTTAAATACGGTTCCTAACCAGTGTCACCGTAAACCGAGAGGGAAGATTTCCGGAGAGTCTTATATGCGTTTTAAGCAATGCCTCCCTGCTACGTCTTACCCTAAAATTTATCTTTTTGGTTCATGCTTTGTCAAAATCTTACCTTCTCGTCGCATCTGATTCATTTCTAAATCTCGACGTGTAGGCTCTTCTTTGTAAAAAGCTAAAGAGTCCGTTTCGTCACAGCGAATAGGAC